CAACAATTGATCGGCCTGCTAGTAAAAACAAACCAGTTCAATCAATCGTTGAACGATACGTGCAACTTTCTGCTGTCAAATTTGTTGATGAGATTGTTGTGTATGATACAGAGAAAGACCTTGAAGACCTGTTGATGTTCTTGCCAATTACCATGCGTATCATTGGTGAAGAATATGAAGGTAAAAATTTTACAGGTAAAGAAATATGTGATGACAGAAACATTAAAATGTTTTATAATTCACGCAAACATAGATTCAGTTCTTCTGAGCTTCGAAGCCGTACTTATCAATCTGAACTAAAGAAAAATTCTGTATGACAAATTTAAATGGGAGAAAATATGAACGTTCGTGAACTCGCAAAGAAGATGGCTATTGAAAACAAACTGCCAAGAGCAGAGAAGTATGATTTGGTGCTTCGTGAATTCGATAGCATGGTTGAGTTAATTGGATTCGTTCAAGATCCAAATTATGATATGAAAGATTTCGAGGGCCGAGAAATGTTGTTCCCGAAACGATGGGTAACTTTGGGAGTTTTTCCCGATGATAAGAAAGTGAGCTTGCAATGAGTATTCAGCTTGTAACTTTGAAAACCAATCACACACTAATTGGTGACGTTGATTATAATGGTGGAAATACTATCACAATTAAAGAGCCACTTCAAGTTGTAATTCAGCCCACTAAAGACAGTTCTTCAAGTGTAATGTTTATGCCATTTGTTGAATATGCACAAGAATTTAAAACTGGTTTTAAAATTTCAATGAATGATGTTTTGATGCTTTCAACACCAGTTCAAGACTTAGAAGATAATTATCGACAATTGTTTAGTCGCATTCAAATTGCCTCTACTCTTCCAAAGTTGTGATATACTTATTGAATGAAATATTATACGAATATATCTATACAAGGTAACAACATTCTGTATCGTGGTATCAACAACGGTCGGCGGGTCAACAAGAAAATTGATTACTCGCCGACTTTGTTTTTGCCAACAAATAAAAACACAGAATGGCAAACTTTATTTGGTGAGAAATTAGAACCAAAACGATTTGAAACAATTCGTGATGCTCGTGATTTTGTTAAGCGATATGATAGTGTAGAAAATTTTAAAATCTATGGCAATGATCGGCATGAATATGCCTTTATTACTGATGAACATCGTGGTCAAATCGAATGGGACATTAAAGAACTTTCAATTGTTATTATTGACATTGAAGTGGGTTCTGAAAATGGTTTTCCTGATCCATATAAAGCAACTGAACCAATTACAGCTATTGCCGTTCGTCAACTTAATGGTGCCATAACTGTTTATGGCTGTGGTGATTACGAAAAACAAGGTAATGAAAACTATGTAAAATGTAAAGATGAATGGACTCTATGTAAAACTTTTCTAAAAGATTGGCAAGACAACTATCCCGATGTTGTTTCTGGTTGGAATATTGACTACTTTGATATTCCGTATCTTGTGAATCGTTTTAATCGCATTCTTGGCGAAGATGAAACTAAAAAACTTTCACCATGGAATAATGTATGGGAGAAAAGTTTTGTTCACAAAGGTCAACAGAAAAAAGTTTACAATATAACTGGCATTGCTGCTCTTGATTACATTGAATTGTATCGTTGGTATGCTCCTGCTGGTAAGTCACAAGAGTCTTATTCTCTAAATCATATTTCAAGTGTAGAATTAAATGAAACAAAACTATCATACGAAGAATTCGATAACCTCCACCAATTGTATAAACTCAATTATCAAAAATTTATTGAGTATAACATCAAAGATGTGGAACTTGTCGTCAAGCTTGAAGACAAATTAAAACTTATTGAATTGGCATTGACTCTTGCATACGATACTAAGTGTAACTACGAAGATGTATTTGCACAGACTCGTATGTGGGACTCACTAATTTATTCGTATTTACTTGAGAAAAAAATTGTTGTTTCTCCCAAAGAAATTCAACGAAAAGAAGCAGCATTTGAAGGTGCATATGTTAAAGAACCTCAAGTCGGTATGCATAATTGGATTGCTTCATTTGACTTAGATAGTTTGTATCCACATTTAATGATGATGTACAATATCTCACCAGAAACGCTAATTGAACATAGTAATTACACCGATGAAATGCGGCAAATTATTGCAAATGGAGTTTCTGTTGATGATCTACTTCAACAAAAAGTAAACACAAAAGGCCTGAAAGATGTAACAATTACACCAAACGGCCAGTTCTTTCGCACAGATATTCAAGGCTTTCTGCCAAAGATGCTTGAAGAAATGTATGAAGACCGGAAAAAATTTAAGAAATTAATGCTTAAATGTAAACAAGAATATATTGATGAAAAAAATCCAAGAAAAAAAGAAGAAATTGGCAAGCTAGTTGCAAGATATAATAATCTGCAACTTGCAAAAAAAGTTTCTTTGAATTCTGCTTACGGTGCTCTAGGTTCTCAATACTTTCGTTTCTACGATTTGAGAATGGCTTTAGGTGTTACAATGGCAGGTCAATTATCTATTCGTTGGATTGAAAATAAAATCAATTTATACATGAATAAATTATTAAAAACTAATGGACAAGATTATGTTATCGCCTCAGATACAGATTCGATTTATCTCCGTCTTGGTGGGCTTGTTGACAAAGTGTATACGGGCAAACCAGAAACTACTAAAGTCATCTCCTTCATGGATCGCGTCTGTGAGGATAAGATACAACCTTATATTGATGAAAGTTATCAAGAACTTGCTTCGTATGTTAATGCGTATGCCCAAAAAATGAGAATGAAGCGTGAGGGCCTTTCAAACAAAGGATTCTGGACGGCCAAAAAACGCTATGTTCTTAATGTATTCAATAACGAAGGCGTTCAGTATGATGAGCCTGATATGAAAATTATGGGTCTTGAGGTGGTTAAATCATCAACACCTGCAATCATTCGTGAAAAGATGAAAGAAGCAATCTCTCTTATCATCAATACTGACGAAGCAACTGTGCAAAACTTTATTCTTAATTTAAAAGAAGAGTTTAAGAAGTTACCTGTCGAAGAAATTTCTTTTCCTCGTGGCGTTAATGGTATTCGTGACTACTCTGATTCTGCCAGCCTATATAAGAAGGGCACACCTATTCATGTAAAAGGTGCCATTCTTTATAATCACCTCTTGCAAGAGATGAAACTTGACAAAAAGTATCCTCTTATTCAAGAAGGCGAGAAACTAAAGTTCACATATCTAAAAACACCAAATCCTCTTAAAGATTCAGTAATCTCTTTTCCAGTCAGGCTGCCAAAAGAATTTGGTCTGCAAAAATATATTGACCATGAAACTCAGTTTGATAAATCATTTATCGAACCGATGAAGATTATTTTGGATTACATGAACTGGAAGATTGAAAAGGAGAATTCGATAGAAAGCTTCTTTACATGATACAAGCTATCTTACCTTTTATAACAGCGATTCTTCTCTCAGGCATTGCTGCTTTTTATTCGGTTATAGGTTTAGCACAAATTTTTCCTGGTTCTTTTTGGCCAATTATTATTATGGGTTCTTCTTTAGAACTTGCAAAATTGGTAACAGCTTCGTGGTTGTATAATAATTGGCATCAAACTATTCGTGTCATGCGTTATTACTTTATTATAGCAATTGTTTTGCTCATGCTAATTACTAGTATGGGTATTTTTGGTTTTCTTTCGAAAGCACACTTAGAATCTAATGTTACATTTGGCCAAAATAGTGTACAGTTACAAATTTTAAGTGCTCAAGAAAAGATTGCTAAAGACAGATTGACCTATTTACTAAAACAATCTGAAGATCCAAATAAAAATAATGCTAGACTTGACCGAGAAATACGAGCTACACAAAATGAATTAGCAAAAATTACAAAAGAAAAATTACCATTGCTAACTGAAGAGAACAAACTGGCGGCAGAAATTGGCCCTATCAAGTATGTCGCCGAATTATTTTACAACACAAATGATGAAAATCTCATAGATAAAGCTGTACGCCTTATAATTCTAGTTATTATATTTGTTTTTGATCCATTAGCGATTCTTCTATTGATTGCGGCAAATCAAACCTGGTTAAATCAAAAAATAAGCCTTGACAAACAATATGATGATAGTGTAGAATTAATATCTAAAAAACAAATTGTTTATATAAAAATTGGAGAAACAAATGAGCATTCTTGAAAAATTAAAAAAGAATTCCACAATTAAAGATACTGCTATACTTTCTAAGTCGAAGTTTTTTAACGACAAAGACCGCATTACAACACCTGTGCCCATGGTAAATGTTGCTTTTTCTGGTAGTATTGATGGTGGTTTTACACCTGGTCTTACTATGTGGGCAGGTCCATCAAAACACTTTAAAACCGCATTTAGTCTTTTGATGGCTAAGGCTTACATGGACAAATATCCTGACGCTGCACTTTTGTTTTATGATTCAGAGTTTGGCACACCCATTAAATACTTTGAAACATTTAACATTGATATGGAACGTGTTGTGCATACGCCCTTGACTGACATTGAACAGTTGAAGTTTGATATTATGCAACAGTTACAAGAAGTGAATCGTGGTGACAAACTTATTGTTGTGCTTGATTCTATCGGCAACTTGGCATCTAAGAAAGAAGTTGAAGATGCACTTGAAGGTAAATCTGTTGCTGATATGAGCCGTGCAAAACAAGTGAAGAGTTTGTTTCGTATGGTCACACCACATCTAACATTAAAAGATATTCCCATGGTAGTTGTTAATCATACTTACAAAGAAATTGGTATGTTTCCAAAAGATATTGTTGGTGGCGGTACAGGTTCTTACTATTCTGCTGACAACATTTATATTCTTGGTCGCCAACAAGAAAAAGATGGCACTGAGATTACTGGTTACAACTTTATTATCAATGTTGAAAAGTCTCGTTATGTGCGTGAGAAGTCCAAGATTCCTGTAAATGTTTCTTTTGAAGGTGGCATCAACAAGTGGTCTGGTTTACTTGACATTGCACTTGAATCAGGCCATGTCACAAAACCATCCAATGGTTGGTATGCAAAAGTCAATCAAGAAACTGGCGAACTCGGTTCAAAATTTCGATATAATGACACACAAACTACTGACTTTTGGCTTGATATTTTGGAAAATTTTGCATTTCAAGAGTTTGTAAGGAAGAAATATGAAATCACTTATAGCAGCATTATGGGAGAAAATAACTTGGTGGAAGAAGCCGAAGATGCTTGAAGAAGGTAAAGATTACCATTTTATAAACTTTAACAATTCTGATGTAACAGGTGTTGAACTATTAATGCCTGATTTTCGTGGTGTAATTTATCATTACCATAAGGCAGGAATCGTAGAAGAAAATGATACTGCTCGTTTAAGTTTTGGTTATACTGTTGTTCATTCAGGCGAACACGACATAGATGACTTGAATACAAATGAAAAATTTCATACAATTATGGGTGATCTATTAACCCAAATACTAATGGAAAAATCTGATGATGAGACTCGAAACAACAATTCTGAAAAACCTGATATACTCTGAAGAGTACACACGAAAAGTTCTGCCGTTTATTCATACAGAATACTTTTCTGATTCAAAAGATAGAACACTCTTTAAGTTTGTTTCTGAGTTTGTCAACAAATACAAAACTCTGCCAACTTATGAAACACTTGTTATTGAACTTGGTGATGCTAAGAATTTAACTGAGCCTGAACTTAAAAACGCTATAAGTCTACTTGATGAAATTCAACAAAACAAAAACGAACTTACAGAAATTCAATGGCTGATTGAACACACTGAAAAATTTTGCCAAGATAAAGCAATCTACAATGCAATTATGGAGTCTGTTACTATTTTAGACTCCAAAAATACCAACAAAAACAAAGGAGAAATTCCTAAGTTACTATCAAATGCACTTGGAGTTTCTTTTGATTCTCATATCGGTCACGATTACATTAATGATTATGACTCTCGTTTTGATTTCTATCATAGACAAGAAACAAGAATTCCATTTGATCTTGAGCTGTTCAATACCATCACAAAGGGCGGCCTGCCAAACAAAACATTAAGTATTTGTCTTGCTGGTACTGGTGTTGGTAAATCTATGTTTATGTGTCATGTGGCTGCATCTTGTTTGTCACAAGGTCAAAATGTTTTGTATATTACACTTGAGATGGCAGAAGAACGAATCGCTGAACGTATTGATGCCAATCTTTTAAATGTAACTATGAATGATCTACATAGCATGACAAAGATGGAGTATGATCGTAAATTTGAATTACTCCGAGCAAGAACACATGGCAAATTAATTATTAAAGAATATCCAACGGCTGCAGCAAATGCTCTGCACTTTCGTTCTTTACTAAATGAATTACATCTAAAAAAGAATTTCGTGCCGCAAATCATTTTCATTGACTATTTAAATATTTGTTCTTCATCACGAATCAAACCTGGTGCAAATGTTAATTCGTATTCTTACATCAAAGCAATTGCTGAAGAACTTCGTGGTTTGGCTGTAGAATTTAATCTACCTATTGTTTCTGCTACACAGACAACCAGATCAGGCTTTACAAACTCTGATCCTGGTCTTGAAGATACTTCAGAATCATTTGGTCTACCTGCAACTGCTGACTTTATGTTTGCTTTGATTTCTACTGAAGAATTAGAACAACTCAATCAAATCATGGTCAAGCAATTGAAGAATCGTTTTGCTGATCCAAATTACAACAAACGATTTGTAATTGGTGTTGATAGAGCTAAGATGAAACTATATGATGTTGAACAACTGGCACAAACTGGTATTGTTGATTCTGGTCAAGAAGACACTCCGCCATTGAATACTTTTGGTAATCGTGAAAGTAAATTCAATCGTAAGTTTGACGGATTTAAAGTATGAATTTAACCAAAGAACAGGCGATTCATTGCGCTAATGTTTTTTCTCTATATTTTGACCGTTTTAATGGCATTGAAGATTACATTCGTGATCAAAAACTAAACTCTCTTTCAGATAGACCTGTGACTTTGCCTAATATGGGACCAGAAGAAGATTTGTTTTCTGATTTCACTATGCATCCAAATGAAATGAATTTTGAACTTATTGAACTACCGCAAGACACATGGGACATTTATTTGAATATGATTTCTAGTCACGCCAATATGACAAGTATTCCTGGTCGATGTTTTCGTTTGGCTGTTTTAGAAAAAAATACAAAGAAGTGGGTCGGTTTTATTCGTCTTGGTTCACCAGTTATCAATATGAAACCAAGAAACGAAATGCTTGGCGGTGTCTTTACACAAACAAAAGAAGCCGCATCAGCATTCAACAATACCACAATTATGGGCTTTGTAATTGTGCCCTCACAACCATTTGGTTATAATTATCTTGGTGGTAAATTACTAGCAGCCATTTGTTGTTCACATTGGGTTCGTGAAAAACTCAATAAGAAGTATGATATGAACACCTGTATGTTTGAAACAACAAGTCTCTACGGCTCTTCAAAATCTTCTTCGCAATATGATGGCATGAAACCATATCTGCGTTTCAAGGGTTTCACCGACTCTGATTTTCTGCCAATGATGCATGGTAAACCATATGAAGATTTGAAAAATTATGTAGAAGAAATTGTAGGTGAGATTGTGCCGGCTGATGCATCTAGCCGTAAATTAAAAATTTCTAATCGTATTATTGCACTTACAAAGTCTGCACTCAAAG